AATGAAAGTCACCTTTACGTAAACCTAATCTATAACCCCAACTTTCTAGTGAGTGTCTACCTATAAGTTTAGGTGGTACATCTTTTATTTGAAAATCTAATTCTTGTCTGTTAGTCCATATTAATCTTGAACATAAAAGCGTATCTAATATTTCACCTGTATAATTATATTTAAAATATTTTTTTATAGCAGGTAAATCAAATCCCTGTATGTTATGACCTATAAGTAGTGTTGCTCTCTTTAGCAACTTTAGACTTTCAAAAAGATTGTCAGGATTATATGAATACAATTTGTTTGTTTCTATATCCTTAAAGACAATACAATGAATTTTAAAGTCTAGTTTATTGAGAAACCCATTAGTTTCTACGTCTATTACTAGCTTCATTAGTGTATTAAATGTACTGTTATTTTATCTGTACTTGGTAATATTTCTTTCACACTATCAAGTGCTTTTGTTATTACGTGTTGTGCTTCATTATCACCACACATAATTACTGGATAACAATTTTCATACTTGATTGAATTATAAATTGCCATCATAATTGTTTTACAAGTTTGAAAAATTAATTGCTGTTGGTCTGTATCAAGAGCAACATAATCTTCTTTATCAACTAAAAAACTTAAAATAAATTTAGTTAGTAAAGCGTCATTCATCAAAGTTTCCCTCTGATAAACGTCCTGTGTCTTTGTTCCAAATCAAATCACAAGCTACGCCAGTCTCACCAGTAAATCTATTTTTCAAAATTCTAGCAGTCATAATATTATTATCTGTTTCTGATTGTTGGTTTCTTTCAAAACCTATAACAGCGTCAGACAATTGTGCTAGTGAGTGAGAACCTCTGAGGTGTGATAAAGAAGTTTGAAGTCCGTCTTCGTGTCCTGCTTTACTATCAACTCTTTTTAAGTGTGATACTACAAACATTCCACAATTAAGTTCTTCAACTAATTTTCTAAGATTAGTCATAGTGTTATCTATTAATCTTCTTTCATCACCCTCAGAGATACCAGAGATAACAATGGAAATATGGTCTAAGAAAATAAATTTACAATTCAAACCTTGAACCATAAATCTAATTCTATTTAATAAATCTTCACTATCAGAACTACCGAAGTGGTCATAAAAACAAATCTTATCTTTTATTTTTTCCCATTCATTTATTAGTTCTTCAGTCGGAATACTTTTTCTAACTTCTGGTATATGTATTGGTTTGTTTACAGCTAAAGACACAATACCTCTTACACTCCTTTTAACACTTTCTTCTAGTGCAATGTAGCCAACCTTATGACCCTTAACAATTAAGTCGTGAGCCAACTCACGGCAGACCTGACTTTTTCCAGTTCCACTACCTGCACATAATAGTACTAATTCTTTTGGTCTTATACCAGATAATTTTTCATTAAATCCATTGAAAGGATATGGAACACTTTCAACATAATCATCATTTAATAATAATTCTTTTGTATCAACACCCTCAATAATACCTTGTGGTGTATAATGTTTAGCTTCAAAGATTGCGTCTACTATCTTTGTTGCTTTGTTGTTTTGTAATAATTCGTTTGCGTCTTTGCCTTGTACTTTTGCTATAAATACTTTTCTTACAGGTAATAAGTTTGCACATTCAACACTGGCTTTCATACCTGCTTCATCATTATCAAACATCAAAATAATTTTTTCAAACTTTGATAACCATTCTAATTCTTGTTTAATATATTTTTTTGCAGAAGCTGTACCACTTGGTATAGATACTACAGGATATTTATTATTGTTTACTTGTGATACTGAAAGACAATCTAATTCACCCTCTGTAATTACAATTGTTCTACCACCGTCTCTCCAATTTTGCTGACCGAACAAAGTAATTTTATCTGTATCACCAAACCATTTAAAAGACTTATCAGGAAATCTTAATTTTTGTGCAACCTTATTATAATTTTTATCATAGTAGTTGGCTATCTGTACTGGTCTTCCATCATACTCACCACATTCATAATTAAAAACTTTACAGGTATCTTCATTTATTTTTCTTTTATCTAATTGTTTTATACTGCCTACTATCATATCTCTTATAACCTGTTTTGTTTGTTGTGGAAGTTCACCATTAATTTTTTTAAACTCGTGGCAACCAAAACAATAAGTGTGGTCTTCATAGACACCCAAATTATCTCGGCTACCACAGTTTTCACAAGGTGCGTGACGTAAAAATTTTTCAGTGGTTTTCATAGGGGAAAGGAAAAAAAGCTATTCCAACTCCTGCAAATCTTTATCGTCAGTCAAGCCATCTTGGAACTTGTAATTCTTTATATCTTCATTCAGTAAATATTCTCTTACATTAAAGTTAGGACAAGTCTTTGCTTCATCTAACATATAGTGTCCTACTATTTGTGCATTAGGATATTTTTCTAATAAATTTTCTAATTCTTTTTTTAATGCTTCCCATTGTTCACTTGTAAAATTGTCCTGTGGTTCTTTCCAGTTTTCTTCTTTAGCACCACCAACTAAACATAATCCAAAACTACAATGATTATATCCTTTGACGTGTGCTTGAATTTCGTCATCACCTCTGCCTTGTTCAACAGTGCCATCACGTTTTATAACTTTACCATAACCAATCTTCAACCACCCTCTTTCTCTGTGCCAACGGTCAATTTCTTTAGCACCTATCTTTTGTGATGGTCTCGTTTGAGAACAATGTATTACTATGTATTTAGTTTCCTCTCTAGCCATTTTGTTTATCCTTTATTTCTTTTAACCATTCTTTTGGAAAGGTTTCTTTTGTTGATTGTATACAATGATATTTAAATCCAAACAACTCACACCATTTACCATAAGTTGTTTTTGATTTTTTACCAATTTTATTTTTTGCATTAGAAAATATAAATCTAATATCTAAATTTTTATTCTGCTCTTTTATAATTTTCATCTTCTTCCTATCAGCAGAATTGAAAGCACCTTTAGTCTCTATGACTATGTTGCAATTTTTAAATGGGAAATCTGGGGTATATGTTTTTTTAATTGCAGGTTGGAAGTAAACAATCTTCATACCCTCATAAGTAAAATTTAATTTAACTTTGTGAAGATAATTAAAGACTGCTTCTTCCAATCCTGATTTTAAAACAGAACCATCAGAAGTCTTTACTCTCTTGAACTGTTGTCTTTTCATTTGAGATTACATCTGGTTCAGGGGTTGCTGTTTCGTAGCCATCTTCTTCTTTAAAAAGATTGCTGTCTTTACCCTCTACAAGTTCAATAACTTGTACTGCTTTTAATCTAGCAGTTATACCTGCACCTATCATTGGTGCATAGTAAGGTACTAATTCATAAGCGACCCTCATCTTAGTACCACCCCAAATCAAAGTTGATAAAGGTATAGGGTTTTTCTTTGCGTCAAACAACTGGGGTCTTTGAGAAAACTTTTCTTTTGTTTTCTTATTTACTCCAGTGGCTTTCATCTTAAATTTGAAGAAAACAAAACCGTTTTCCTCATTGTATGGTTTCGGTGCGTGTGTGATACCCTTACCTTTATGTTGTTCTTCAGCTAATTTTAGACTGTCATCTATCGCTTTGTTATATAACTTCAGCATTTCAGAAGCGTCTGATTTAGCTACTTTTAAGGTCACTTTATACTCACCTGCTTCGTTCCATTTAACGTCAGGTTTGTTTAAGTGTGGATATACAGCTTCACCAATAACCGATATATTAGAGATTGCCATATTTATTCTCCTTTGTTTTGGCTATGTAGCCATAAGTGGAACTTAATGAAATAGCCCATTGTGAATTATGACTGGTGTTCTTTATTGTTTATTTAAGTATTTGACCTTTTTATTATATTTCCTTATAAATGTATTGGCTAACTTTAATTTAGTTTGCCACTTATTAATAAGGTTCTGGTAGTTTGCCAACTTTTTAAGTCGTTTTTCCTCTTTAGAAAGTATAACAACTTTAGGTTTCAAACTACCACTTAACCAACCTTGTGAAATTACATACTTACTCATTTCATATTCAAGTTTGGCTTGTTCAATACTATGTCCAAAATGGTTTCTATAACCTTTTCTGTAGTTATAAACCCAATGAGAAACAGTATGAACTAAATCACGCCAACCTCTATGTAAAGTTGATGGATTACCTGAAAGGCAAATAAAAGTTTTTAAAACTCTAAATCTTTTATAATTAAGATTTGATTGTTTCATAACTTCTTTACCATCAGAACTTACATATCTTGGTGGTGCGTGATGAGATTTACCGAATTTGATAATAAGTTTTTTCAAACTTTTCTCTGCTTCGGTTCTTGTAATGTATGGGATATTAACAGTTTCCCATAACTCATTCACTTTATTATAACTAAAAGCCATATCAACTTTGTAGTTATATTCTTGTGGTGGTTTTGTCATAAGACATTACTCCTGTTCCAAGAACTTACTCAGTCATATTCACAATGTTAAATAGCTAATTAAAAAATTTATAAAAAACTTTTTAATACCCCATTATAACATATTGACTTTTCAAAAATTTCTAAAAAAATATTTTTATTGAAAAGTAGACGACTGAATTTTTAGGGTGGTTCAGTTTTGGTGCGACAATAAAATCCTTTTTGCGTTTTTTACTAAAATCATACGCAAAAGAAAACTGATTGTTTTACGAGTGACAAATCTAAATCTCCACGTTCAGGAATATTTGGAAACTTTTTTAAATTTTTTTGTGACAACATATCTTTCATTTCCTTTGCAAAGTTAGTTAATACATCTTGTTCATACACTTCACAAAATGCTTCACGTATAGCTTCTGATAGAAGTGGTACATCTGTTGCAACACAACCAAAACTATCGTGAATGAGACTGAAATTAGTGACACCTTTTTCTTTTGCTTTGACTACTGCAAGTTGTAATACTGAAGCGTCAAGACTATGTATAAAATTAGGACAAATACTTTGTGCTGTTTTTCTTGTATCTATTTGTTCAGTATCTGATTGAATAGATAATTTAATTATACTATCACCCATCTTGGTCTTTACTCTTTTACTTTCTTTTTTATAACACATCATTTGTACTGGGAAGTTTAAAGGACTTGGTGTTGTCCAACATACAGGTAAGTTTTCTGAAGCAACTAATCTTGATACTTCTTTTAAAAACTTCATAATTTTTTTAGCACCTAATATTACTTCATTGATTGCTTCCCATACTACAGGTGTTAAATAGTTTGTAGCTTTAAATAAATCTCTACCGAATTTATGTTGAACTCCACGTTCTTTAAATTCTTTTTCAACGTGGTCTTGTAAATATTGTCTACAGGAATATTGAGTAAGAGAATAAGGTAAACACATTACAGGTTTCTTACATAGCTTCCTATCTACGCCATACTCTAGCCATAGTTTAGCCATTTCATCTGACTTATCTCTGAGTTTCATTTTTACTTTTTCAGCAACAATTCTATAAACATCTTGTGGTTTGTTTGATGGTGTTAAGTTTGTTGCTTTACCACCTATAGGGTCTCTCATCATAGCTGAGTAATGCTGTAGTCCTGAGTTAGAACAATCGGATTGTATTGGTAATGTTGTTATAAAACTTGCGTCATAATCTGTATCAGCAAAATCTTTTAATTCAAAACACCAAGCCAAAAAAGAAAAAGGTTTATCAGCTTTAGACCAGTCAGTATTTGTCAGTGGTTCTTTTGCACAATCAATAAACCTTTGCATATTATCTTCTACCCACTTTAATCTTGTTTCAATATCTTCCTTATCTACTTCTCCATATAGACCTGCACCTGCTACTGCAAACGCTTCAAAAGAATTATTCTCTTTCATTTGTTTGCCATATTTAAATTTAAGTAATGCTCTTGAATAGTCAGCACCTTGTGGTGATAACATTGCAGGTTTTGGATATATTCTACTTCTAAAATCTAATTGATATGGATAAAAGAATGACCTGTCTAATAACAATCTAGCTTCTTCAAGTATTTGCCTAACCTGAATGTATTTAGATTTAGACTTGGCTCTCTCTTTGTAAACTAAACTTGCTTCACGTTTCCATCTAACTAAACTTTCCTTATTAGTTTCTATGTCTACAGGTTTAATTGGTAATTCAATATGCTGTGGATTTACTGGAAGTTTACCCAGTG